ACCCCAGGAGGTTCAAAATGAACAATGAGAACAAAGCAAGGATAAGGACAGCGTGGACAATGATATGTGTGATGATTCTCACACTATTATTTGGGATAGATTCCCAAGCTCACGCTGCAATGAAGGAAGCGATAGTGTATAATAAAAATATATTATATATTAATAAATATAATAATTTAGTTAATATAAAAGATATAATTAATATAGATTATAATAATATATTAAAGAAGAGAATAACAAAAACTCTTTATTTAGTTAATGATTTATCTTCTAGAAGCACTTTTTTAATGCCCGATTATAGCCAAGAGCTAAATCTAAAAACAACAAGAGTAGACAAGCGGGTAATCATATCAAGACTAGCAAATGCACTCAAGTCCACTGAAACAGGTGGAGCGGGAGCGTATTATCGTAAGTCTTATTCCAGCAGTGCATGCGGTGCATACCAGTACATGCCAGAAACATGGAATAACTACATGGGCTACAAGAATGCTTGCAAAGCCCCAGAATGGGTTCAGGATCAAAAGATAATTTTGGAACTGAACGCTACTTACAATAAGTACCATGATTGGGAAAAAGCTGTTGCAGCACACTTATTGCCATCTAGAGCAGCAAACAAGAAATCTTGGAACAAGCCAGTTCCTGGAAATCCAACTGTTCGAGAGTATGTAAATTCTGTTTTTAATAAGGCTCATTTAGTAGCATCATAATGCGTATACAAGTCTTTTCAGAATATTTACAATTAGCACAGGCGGGGAAGGTAGTCTTCCTCGCCTGTCCTATGCATCCACAAGAAGAAGCGATCTTTCCCTTGCTACACAAAGAGGAAAACGAAAAGATTGTGCTACACTGTTCAGCATGCGGTTACAAAAACACCGTTGGCTACATTTTGTATAATAATCTATTAAAACTTATAGAGGCCGCAAAAATGAGTGAGCCCGAAAAAATGGATTAACCATATGGCAAAAATTAGTATTGAAAGAGCCTACATAGAGGCTCATGACGACGATAAGGACAATTTTAGTATAGAGATTACCTGCAATGAGATACTCGTCGCAAAGAGCCCCGTAAGCCCCGCAAAATGGCTTTATACTTTTACAAACGATGACGGGGATTTGGTGATAAACCATTCGGCGGGAATGGAAGGCAGCAAATGGGATCATTTAACAAAGGAGATAATAGAGAATGGGTAATCTAGAAGAAGAGCTACCAGATTTTGAGAATGAAAAAAGCATAGCGCAAGATATAAGAGCTATATTGAGCGATATAAGAGAGATTAGTGGAGCTATATTCATTCAATCTCAGAGAAATTATGATATGTTGTCCATTATGGCAGATAAGCTAGGTGCAGATGCTAAGGGACTTAGCTTTTTGCACGAGCAAGGACAAGTCCTTGCACCTTCCCCGTCTTTTATTGTAGAAAATGGAGATGAAGATGAAAATAATTGAGAATTTTTTTATTGATAGCGTACTTTTAGTATTTTCAGTAGCTACAATAGGCTGTATTGGCTTATTTTTGAGTGAAATTTTCTTTAAAAAGAATAAATGATGTTTAGATCTCAAAAATTATGCAAGCATGCCTATAAAATGTCCATATGTCCATGTAGAAAAGCTAAAAAAGTTAGCTTTTGGCAAAAAATAAAGTTATTTTTATTAAAAGTGTGATGTAGATCACATATTAATGATCTATAAAGTTAGAAAAGGTCATTAATATGATGATCACAACACCAATTGCTGCTAAAACTGTATTCATAATAGTTTAGTTTAACATATATGTGATCTAAGTCACATTTATAGCCTTATTTCTCTTCATATCAGCACTATTTGCCTTATGTGTATCGTATCTAAGGTTATCTAAGCGATTGTTCTGCTTATCATCATCATAATGACAAATTATCTGACCTTCTTCTGGCAACCCGACAAAAGCTTGCATCACTAAAATATGAGTTCTAAAGTTACGCTTCTGCTTTTCAGCATTATAAAGAGCATATTGAGTATATCCATAGCCATCTAAGCGACCATTGATAATATGATAGTCTGCATGTTCTTTTCTAAGTCCCGTGTCTTTACGAGGTCTTCCGTATCTTTGTCTTTTTGTACGTATCCGACCCATATTTGATACCTCGTATCCAATAGGTGTGTACGATCCGTTCTTATTTACAATTGTTGGAATTACTTTCCAAACTTCATTTTCTAAATTTTCCATAGCTTCAGTATAGCACACTATTCAAATTTGATCAAAATGTGAATGGAGTTTTAATTTGTATGATTCGGATTTGCGAAAGGGAAAATAAAAAAAAGTAGTGCGACCATAACTGGATAAATCGGACATTTTGACCCCTATGTGAGCCACATCACAAAAATAAATCTAAAAATGTCCGAATTGTGTGCATTTTGAACTTGACTTTTTGGAAATAGTGTGCTATAGTTATACTATACAAGGTTGATAAAGGTTATCAACAAGAAAGGACATAAAATGTCACTAAATAACTACTATAACGAAATTCGTTCCGATATTGCTAAGGACTTCGGTCTAGAGGCTGGCGGTTTTGCTCCCGCCCCTAAGTTAATCCCTATCCGTATCGCTCAGCGTATTGCTAACAAATACCCTAGCGACTTCTCAAAGGGTCGTTTTAACGCTACCCTTAACCCTAAAGCGGTTGAGATTGCTAAGCGTTACCACGCTTTGTTTGTGGCATAAGTCACACTCAGCACACGGCGTGTCGTCTTGACTTTTCGACAATAGTGTGCTATAATACTCGTATTAAACAATTAAATAAGAATAAATCCTAGTTGAGCCTCTGAGCCTTAGCAAATAATCCGAAAGGTGAGCCTAAGCAAATAAGAGCAAATAACACTAGGCAAGGAAATAGATAACACAAGGTTATCGAATTAAAGAAATGAGAAATAAAATATGAAAACTTGTTCAGTAATGAATTGCGAAAACACCTCTCTAGTCTATAGTGGCGTAGATGCCCTAATGCTAGGCGGTATCCCTACAGAAAAGTATTGCTACACTTGTGCTGCTGCTTATCTACAAATCTCCTACGATATCGAACAGGCGGTAGCTCTCTAATGAATATCGAACTAAACTCTTATGGTATCTGCCTAGATAGCGACTGGACTTATATCGCTATAGACTGGAAACTCATCACCTTGTCAGTGGTGGGTGCTATACTCTACAAAGTATATAAGAAAAGAAAGGCTAACTACTAATGAATAGACTACTAACTACCCTCGTACAGATAGGGCTTCTATCCGTAACCCTGCCCCTACTAATAATCGTAATCAAAGACTTAAAAGAAATGAGAAATAACTAATGGCTTATACATACTCTTGGGAAATTAAATCAGAACTAACCCCTAGTGACTTCCTAACTTGGGAAATGGAAGAAGAACCACAGGAAGAAGAATCAGAGTTTGATTCTTTATTCAGTAACGAAACGGATTTTGATCCGTTTGAGATACTCTAAAAATTTGACAAAATGTCAGACCCTAGTGCTATACTAGGGACATAACCACCTAAAAGAAAAGGACAAAATAAATGACGCTAGAAAATAAGACATACAAGGTAGGCGACCTCTTCACAACACAGAAGAGCGGTATTACTGGAGTAATCAAGGCAATCGAACCAAAGACAGCAAATCGCACACTTGTGCTTCTTGAGGTCGAAGGTGAAGAGCGTTTTACAACAGTAACCTTCTAAGTTTAGCAACAACGCTAAAACAAAATAACCTGAGCAAGTTATAAAAAGGCTCAACAAAACCCAACAACGAAAAAAAGAAAAGGAAAACTATAAATGACACTACAAGGATACACATACCAAATCGGAGATTTATTTACTACTAGCAAGACAGGCGTAACAGGTCGTATTGCTTCTTTCTCCCCGATTTCTAATAAAGTAACTCGTGTTAATCTAGTATTAGCAAATGGCTCCCGCCGTTTTGCTATGGTTAAAACAAGTAAGTAAATAAAAGGAGAAGAACTTAAATGATGACTCGAAAAGACTATGTAGCAACAGCAGAAATTCTAAACTCGTATGGTGATGAAATACCAACACAAGTTTTTGAAGATATGGTGTATGACTTCGGACAAATGTTTTCAGAAGATAACGACAGATTTGACTCTGATAGATTTCACGAAGAGTGTTACAAAAATCTAAACCACTAAATAAAAAAGAGCTGAGCAACTCTTAAAACTGCTCCACATAATTATTCAAGATCGTGCATAAATATGCATTCGAACATCTGTTCGAAAAGTCGCGCCCCCGAGGTCGGGCGTGTCGTCTTACGTACGAGTGTGATTTTAATCACAAAAAATAATTTGCGACACGCCGTGTTTCGATTTGACTTTTTGGGAATAGTGTGCTATAATACTAGTATTAAAGAAAGTTGAGAAAGGTTCTCAAACTAGAAAGGTCAAAAATGACAAAAGTTTTATCTCACATAACAAGAAAGTGCCTCACTTGTAATTGGTCTGGTGAGCCTCAAGATATCTACTGCTCAGTAGATAAAACACATAAAACCGAACAGATGTTCGCATTCTATGATAGCGAGGCTAGAAAGTATTCTTACTCTAAGTCTCCCTCAAAATGTGATTAACCTCACAATCCCAAATGCGGCAAATGTCCGATTTGTCGCAGGGAAAATGTCAGACCCCCCTGCTATACTAGCGACATACAATTAAATAACAATAAATAGATTAACTAAAGAAAGGTGGTCAAAATGACTACACTAACAATAAACACAGTATGTAAAACACATACACCTAATAAAAATGCTAAATCATTTCACAATGATGTATGCTACACATTTTGCGAAATGTGTGAAAATAATATCGAATCATGGTACATGGACTATGATTCAGACCGCTTAAGCGGTTGGTCAGATTGGATGGTTTCCAAATGATAGATTTCGTTAAAAATCAAGAATTAAAAAACTATCTTGACGAACCTCAAGATGAATTAGCAATTAAATTGGATGAACTAATAAAGAAAGGTCAATACAAATGACACTAACACTAATAAATAAATTATATGAGGGTTGCCTCTTCATTTGGCAAGATAAGAATTACCTAGTTAAAGAGGTAACTTATCTAACCGATACACACGAAATTGTAAATGTAACGCTAATTGACCATAACGGAAAAGAATTAGCGGGAACTTTCACTTATCAAGAGTGGAAAGAAAGCGTGGTTAAATAATGAAAAAATATACATTTGGCGTCTGGTTAGATATTGACGCAGAAGATGAAGACCAAGCTTTATCTCTCTTTAATGATGTAACTAACCATAATTGGGTTTCAGATTCTTATTGTTTCGAATGGAAAGAGGTTAACTAAATGATGACTAGAAAAGATTATGTGCGTTTCGCATACCTATTGAATTCAATGCATCACGGATTCCCCGCCGAGATGCTTAGCATAGATGCTAAGCGTTTCCTCGTTAATAATATGTGCGACATATTTGAAAACGATAACAAAAACTTTGACCGTCAAAAATTTAAGGAGGCCGTATATGCAGAGCGATAACGATCCATTTGGATTTGCAAAAGCAATAGAGCTTGACCATCTTAACGATGAACAAATTAAATTGCTTGATGAAATTTTTAAAGATTTCAAATAAATAAAATAGTTGAAAGTTCAATTAAATTAGTTGAACTTTCAACTAAATTTTTCGCGCCCCCGAGGTCGGGCGTGTCGTTACGAGTGTGACGAAAATCTCTGGAGTTTACGGCGTGTCGAGTTGACAGACAAATCGGACATTTTGATGTGATACAACTCACACCGCTTGAGCGTCTCAGTATTTGGATTTACTGGCGAGTAATGTGAAAATGTCAGTCCGTTCTGTTATACTAACGATATTAGAAAGAAAGAAGGTCACTTATGAACCTAGAAGAATACAAGGCGTATGTCATCGCACAACGCAAGGCAAGTGCAGAAAAGGCTATGTCAGTCCTATCTGCTACAATTACAACCTCAAAGAAAGAAGGTAGCAACTAATGGCTAATCTATACTCAATCGAAACCTTATTAGAAGGTAAATACTATCGCTCCGTTAATCGTAAAGGATTAGACGGAATTATCCAATACGCAGAAAAGCGTGAAGGCTTATACTATGATAACGCAGAAGCGTATCTAGTTAGAGTCCGCCCTACCTATGACGGCAAGGGTATCTTCCGAAATGATTTCTATGCGACTGTTGTCGTAAAGGTAGGTGAGTAAATGGGATTTATCGAATTTGCTCGTATAAATGAAGAGGGCGTGTCTTGGGTAGATTTATCTAAGGCAACACCCGAAGAATTACTAGATATCGAAATTGGATTATTTCAGGAAGGTGCGTTGTAATGTCATATATCAAAGATATAATCGCTATGGAGTGCGATGAATGCAATGGTGCAGGATTTCTATTCTATGGAAGCGATGAAGATTATTCAGTCGAAGCGTGTTCTTGCATTCCCGCCGATGAAGATTTTATGGAAATGATTTTGGGGGCTTAAATGTATAAAATTGACGTAACCTATGACTCTGATCCTAAAACTAGAATGGTATTTGAATACTCAGATGAATTGCAGGCTCATAAAGAGTTTGCAAAGTATATTGACTGGGGATTTGCAGATGAATACTCAACTGTAAACCTATTTACACCTAGCGGTAAGTGTTATACTAAGATATTCTATCGTAAGGATAGACGAGTAATTGAAAGGTAAGCTAATGGAAAAAGTAAAGAGAATTCAAGAGTTACGCCGTAGCAATGCGGCTACGGCTATCCCGTCAAAAAAGAAATATACCCGTAAGCGCAAGCATAAGGGGCGTGTCACCGACTAAATGTCAGTGGTACCCGCTATAATATAACCCATAACCCAACAAAAAAAAGGATAAAAAATATGTCAGATATCAAGTTCGCAACCTTCCCGTTTGAATACAAGGGAAAGAAATTTGTCTCTAAAATTGCAGAGACTAACCGTTACCTTCCTCAGATTATGCTAATGGGAGATAAGTTTATCTCTATGAATAAGCAAGCAATAGATGAATGCATGTCTATTGACGAAAATTCCAGCAATGAATATATTCTTTCACAACTTGAATATATCAACGCAGGCGGAACCGAGATGTTTCTAGAATTGGCAGGTGCATAATAATGGGACACAATCTCGCAACTGAATTAGCGGACGGTACACTTGGCTTGGATATGGAGAGCGCAATTGCAATGCACTTGCGTGTTAACCATTATCCACCAGTGCCAACTTCAATGGTCCCAACTTGCATGGATGCAATTGACGCATACTGGGAAGAAGATTTGAATCGCAATATTGATTTGCCTGCAGGCGTTTCATGGCGTGGAGAAAATTATGCTCCAGCATATGCAATTATTGAATCTCATCACCTTGAGCAATGGTGCACGGAAGATGAATACGTTGAAGAGGAGTAAAAATAAATGGGCCAATTATTTTGGTATGCAATATTTTTTTCTTTAACTTATTTTATTTTTATCAGCTTGAAATAATTTAAAATGGATCGTTGAAAGTTCAATCAATTTGGTTGAACTTTCAACTAAATCCGACACGCCCGAGTGCGGGGGCGCGGCCCCCTGTCAAGGCGACACGCCGTGTTACGAATGTGATTTTAATCACCTGAGATCAAATCGGACATTTGGGGCAAAAGTATCTTAAATTAGTTTTACGAGTGGACATATGTCAGTCCTGTATGTTATACTCAGTTAATCACACAACAGAAAGAAGGAAAAACCTATGTCAGTTCAATCACCTGTGGGCAACCTTGCTCACCAATCCGAAATCAACGATGGTTCTGCTTCACTCGCAGTTAATCTTCGCACCAATCCTGCTTGGCACTCGTTTGCTAATAAAGTGTTCTCACAAGATGAGGCAGTTACTACCGCACAAATGTTGCAGGGTGCAAATCTTGCAAATTGGAATGTGCAACTAGAATCTGTTTCAGATTTGCTTGCAGATAACTACACAACTGTTTCAGATAACTATCTCGTAGTTCGTGATAACCCAATCACTGCAGGACAAAAAGATGTTCTCTCAGTTGTAGGCTCACGCTATAAGACTGTTCAGAATGAAGAATTGTTTGCGTTTGCAGATAATATTCACGATGGCAATCCTGATGTAGTTTGGGAATCTGCAGGTTCATTGAAGAATGGTCGTATCGTTTATGGCTCTCTTTCAATTCCCCGCACTATGATTCTTGACCCTAATGGTGCAGCCGATGAGACAAAACTCTATCTTATCGTTTGGACTTCACACGATGGCTCAGTTGCGGTTCAGTCTGCAATTACTCCAGTTCGTGTAATGTGCCAAAACACTCTTAACCTTGCAATGAAAAAGGCTAAGCAATCTTTCAAGATTCGTCACACTCAGACAGTAGACGGCAAGATTGCTGCTGCTCGTGAGGCTCTTGGTTTGACTTTCAACTATATGGACGAGTTCGAGAAGCAAGCGCAAGAATTGTTCTCTCGTGAAGTCACCAATGCACAGTTCTCAAAGATTGTGAACACACTTTACCCAAAGCCTGAAAAGGACGCTAAGGGTTCAATCAAGAAGTGGGAGAATAAGGTTCTCCTAGTTGATGAGTTGTATCATAACTCACCAACTAACGCTAATATCAAGGGTAACGCTTGGGGTGTTGTTAATGCACTTACTGAACGCCTTGATTACTATCGCACTGCTCGTAAGGGTAACGGCGATTCACTTATGGCAGGTGCAAGTGGTTTCGACCCAGTTGTAACCGCAGAAAAAAATAAAATTGTGAAAGCGGTTCTCTCGCTTACATAATTAAATAATCGAAACAGGGGCAGTTTGCAGAAGTTCTCGCCCAATGTCGTAAGTAAGAATCTGCACTAGGTCCGTTAGAATAGTTGGTTAGTTCGCCACCCTGTCACGGTGGAGGTCACGGGTTCAAGTCCCGTACGGATCGCAAAGCTTCAAAGTATAAATATGCAATGTGATGCATAAATATGCATCGGGCGACACGCCCGAGTGCGGGGGCGCGGCCTGTCAAGTCAACACGCCGTTTACGAGATGTGATTAAGAACACATGGTTTGAGCGTCTCACATTTTGGAATTACTCTCCAGTAAGTAGAGATATGTCAGTGCTTTACGATACAATACTGGGTATGGAGAAATGGTACAAGAAAGATTATGTGTGTTCAATTTGTGATGCACTAATCGAAATGACAACTAAATCAGATGAACTTCGAGACAAGACTTGTATCGAATGTTATGGCGACCTAACACTTTTGTCAGTGGTAGATGCTACAATATCCTCAACTACAAAGAAAGAAGAACAAACTATGGAAACTACAATTACAATCGCTGAAACATATAACCCAAACCTATTGGTTACATATAAGAAGATTGACGGGGAGAATATAACTTATCCTACTCAAAAGGTTACAGAGATTGAATATGCTCTTGACCAATCCCGCCGTAATTACAATGCTCTTGTAGAAAAGCAGAACTCTTGGTATCGCAAAGAAAGCCAACTCCGCACTTTGCTTGAAGAAGTTTATGCTGATTCAGATGAACAAGATACTCTTTCTCAAATTGCAGAAATCTTTGATGTTCCTCTAACTAAGGAAATTGAATACACCGCTTGGGTTCGTGTTGATATGACTATCGAAGTTGAACTCGGTGGAGATGTTGATGCAATCGAAGACTTTATCTCTAGCAACCTAACAGTTGATTCATATGACTCAGCAATTCAGGTTACTAATCACGAAGTTGAACGAACAGAAGAAGGAGCCTACTAATGGCAGTGGCAATCATTGAAGTCCCGTCCCGTGCATATATGGCAAATGGTTTATCCAAATGCCTTAATGCGGGGATCGAGTATGAGATGCTGGAAAATATGCAGGTAGAGATTACCTGTGCAGATGAGCTAAAACTAGCAAAGATAATCGCAGCGTTCAAGGGCAAAATCCTTAGTGCTGTAAATCACAAAGAAGTAAGGGTAAGTATGCCTCGCCACGAAGCATAATGTCAGACCCCTCTGCTATAATACTACTACCAACCCAACAAAAGAAAAGGAAATACAATGTCCAGAGCAATCACAGTAAAGGTGGCAACACCAAAGGTAATCGCCGCACTAGAGGCTAAGTTGGCTAAAATCAAATCTGATTATGCTAACCAAGCAGAGTATGAAGCAAAGTTTGACAAGGCAACAGAAAAGTGGAAGAAGGAAGTTTTGGCTTTCGCACTTGCTAATGTCAAGACCGCTACAAATGTTCGCTCAAACTATCGTTCTTGGTCTGATAGCGTCAATATTGACTTTGATGTATCAACTAAGGGCAACGACTTCCCTGCTCAGCCAGAGCGTGATTTCGATATTATTCACTCACACACATACAAGGAATTGGTTGAGGATATTTCTAATGCCCTCACAATTCTAAAGATGACAGATGAGGAAACAGTTAATGCTTCTACTATGAAGCAAATCGCTAAGTATCTCTAATAGGCTTGGGGGACTAGCAATAGTCCCCCACCTTCCCTATTGACACAACCCCACAACATAGGATAGGATAGCCAAATGGAAATGACAATAGCAATTATCGGAATAATTATTTTAGGACTACTTATAGCGTTAGGAGGAATACTATAATGGGTGCCAGAGTTAATTTTGTATTCAAGACAAATAAATCAGAACCATATCTAGTTTTATATTCACACTGGGGCGAAATGTCTTGGCGTGAGGATCTAGCAAACGCAATTGAAAAAGCTCGTCCTCGTTGGACAGATGACTCATATGCTTTGCGAATTATCATAGACCAACTAACTAAAGAAGGTCGGGATTCAGAAACTGGATTCGGTTTATTCTTAGCAAACTCAGATGAGTTACCATTTCTTGATTTACCAATCATCATAGATATGCAAGCGCAATATGTAAATGATATGGGAACAGAACATTCGTGGAATTCGTTTTGCGAATATCATTTAGAGGAACTGCCGCAGAATCACGATTTTTCTGTGATTTAATTCACGGCGTGTCGCACTTGACAAAGTGCGGCATGCTGGGGCGCGAAAAGGTACAAATTGGACATTTACGACATGTGATAAAAATCACTAGGTTTACGAATGTGATAATAATCACTTTACGATTACGAATATATATCTCATATAGTGAGATTACGACTAGACAAATGCCTTTACGATATGGTATTATGAACCTCCATCCAACGAAAGGCTTTATATGTTAGGTTATACTAATGAGGATATTAATGCTATGCAAGATGCTATAACTAAGGCATCATTTTATCTTCCCCCCGCCCAAGATCAAATCCTTAATGGATTAAATGAAGTTCAAAGCTTTTTGGACGGGCTATGGGCAGAAGGCTATCTAGAATAATGTCAGTGCCCTATGCTACAATAGAGTTATCAACCCAACGAAAGGATTAAAATGAATTGCACAACTTGTAATAACGATATAAGTTCAGATGAAACTTATGTTGTATCGCCTTCTATGAAAGCAAACTTTTGCTTGACTTGCTGGCGCATAGCCGAAGATTACACAATCGAACAGGCTATTCGTGGTAAGATTGACCAACTAATTAACCCCAACTAAGAGAAAGTAAAGAACAATGCCAAACTGGGTATCAAACGGATTAACTATTGAAGGTAATCCTGAGCAAGTAGAATCACTCGTAAAACAACTAAACAAACCATTTGTAGATTATATAGATGCTACAGGTGATTTGTCTTTTGGAATCAAGCAAAAGAAGTATGTTAATCCTATCATTAGTTTTAGGAACATTATTGCTCCCACCGACCTTGAGGCATACAAGAAGCAACCTGCTCGTGCAGATGTTGATGTAAATGACCCTACATGGTGGGAAAAGACTGTAGAAGTATCTAAAACTGATAACTCATGGTACAACTTTAACAATCGTGAGTGGGGTACAAAATGGGATGTGGCTGTAGCCGAAGACGATAAGTACTCAAATACTTATATGGAAGGTCCTGTTGCCAATGGTGATAACTTAGTAGTTTATTATTCATATGAGACTGCTTGGGGCCCTGCCATTCCTGCTATCGAAAAACTATCTGCTCAGTATCCAAACCTGCTCATGACCCTATGTTATGAAGAAGAGACAGGTTGGGGTGGTGAAATGGAATTCCTCAGAGGTGAAATGATTAGCCAATCTGAGTATGATAATATGTGCAAAGATTGTGATGCCACTAATACATTGGAATACTGCGAAAGTGAGTGTGGTGAAATTTGCTCTGCATGTAATTGGCTGGGTGAGGCTGACCTAGATGCTGTGGCAGAATGTCAGACCCATGCTGTATACTTGGAAACCAACGTACCCGAATATCGAAAGGTTGAATCATAATGGCATTAGACCCATATCTACAAAAGCAAGTTATCCTTGGCATGGACGGTGCAGATATTATGCATGGTCACCTCAAGACATTAATGGCAGAAGCAGAGCAACAGTTGACAATGGC